TCTTGTTGGTATAATTGTTCAAGTGTTTCAAGTATGCCTTTCCACACTACATTGTCCATTTGATGCAGGTATCTGTTCCAAATAGTTTTGTTGTTGATGTTGATATCGCCGTCTCTTGCTACTATCTCATTGAGAGTCTTTGCCACATGGCACATAATATCAACACTTAGTTCAACACGATTAGACATCTTAGTCTTGTGTTGGCTTCAACACTACTGGTTCATCTAGGGTTACAAAGTCCTCTTCGGAATATGTCCAGTTGTCTTCACCGTCTTCTGGTTCAACATATATTTCAAAATCTCCACTTGAGTTCTTTGTGTATTTGACAGCACCATCTGTCCATACTGCTGTGTTATCAATTCTCTTCATCGTGTGGTTCTCCAATTTCAACTGTGTTGTCTGATTCTACCCATGGTAGAGGGGCGCTGCCTTCTCCTTGTGCAGGTTCACTGGTCATGCCCAATAGATTCTTGGCAAGGAATATCTGCACTGCGGCATTCATATTTGAGCAGGCATTCTTAAACATTGCACGTCTAAGTTTAATCTTCATAACCTCTCTGCCTTTTACAAGTTCAGCCGCAAAGTTACGACTGATAGCGTCTTCCTTTACCCCAAAGAAGTTGGCGATCTCTTTGTTGTTGCATCCAAGAGCTGCAAGTTCTTCCACTTGATCCTGAGGTACAATTGTGTTGTCTCTACCAACTGGCAATCCAACTATAGTTCCTTCAGTGGGTGCTTTTGGCTTTGGTCCTGTTTTTCCTTTTTCCATACTATTATTTATTCTCTTTTGAGAATTCGTGGTTCAAAACGAATCAAATTGGTGGCGGCCCGGGTTCATATCTCCTAAGACGGCTGTGCCGTGTTCTCTTGACGAAGTCGTTCTCTCTGCCAAGAGACTGAGTCGCAGACGAAATATCAAATACCTCACCTGAAAGGTGTGTTTGTTATGAACTAAAGTTCTAAGTAGTTCTATAGTTCTAAGTAGTTCTATATAAACACCACTTTTTCTTGACAAGGCATAAATACTAGTGTATACTTAATGTATAAACAAAAACGGAGAAACACAATGGCAACCACAAACACCCTAGACAATTTCAGCCTTTTCTTATGGAGCAATCCTGAAGGCTATCATATAACTGTAACTACCAACTACAACACTCCAACTGAAAAGCGTAGCTTCTTTAGCTTTGGTAAACAAACTTATAAAAGTTGGAGAGCATTTAACCTACATCAACCTGAACCCTTACGAGAGTTTTTTAGCAAGTTTAAAGGCCTCAACAAAGCAATTAAAGAAATAGGCAATGACTATTGGATCAGCAAACTAGCAGTGAATACTGGATCAAAAGGAAGACGTACTGCCCCAGGTGCAATGATACTAATTGATGACAACGGTACATTTAGATTTAAGTTAAGCCTTGCACAACACACGTTTGGTGGTGAGTTTGACGCCAGCACACTTAGTGACAAGCAGCGCAAAGGAGCTAAAGGCGTGTGCCTTGGCAGTTATATTTGGAAAGAAGATACAGAAATTGACGACTATGCGGAGGCATTCTAATGGAACTATTTGATGACAGCGATATAGACCGGATGATTGCTGAGTTAAATCCCGACATCAACTTTAAAACCGTGAAGCATTATGACGCTAACTGGGCTGCTCTAAAACAAGAAACAAAGCCTAAGTTTGACACCAGTCGTTGTGTTAAAACGCAAACGCCTACGCTAATGCAGTTTGAAAAACATTACGGATTTGTTTACAGACGTTTTGACGGTACTAGTTGGCACACAGAACTGCGTCAGATTGATACAGAGAATAGAGTGAGAGGATTAACCGCCAGTCAAAGACTGCTAAAAGATAATATTGACACAATATTTGCTTTAAAGAACTTTGAACATAAACTACGGTGGATAACGCCAACTAATAAAACAAGTAAAGAGTATGATCCCCGCTATCAACTGCTACAGTTTGGTTCAAGCTGGATGTGTTGTATTGATAATCAAATATATGAAGCTTCTAACACTCGCCGCCCGCCTAATAGAACGCACAAAGAAATTACTTTTAGCACTCGCCAGCAGCCAGTGTTTACTCTTGCAAGTACTAATCAACTGCTAGATAAATTGATATAAAAAAGCCTTAGACTACAGGAGTAATCTAAGGCAAAAGTTGTCAGAACTTTTTTTATTATAGGAGTGTAGCGAGCTAAACGGAGTTTTACTCAATGGCATTAGAGTTTAGATGTTTGTGTTAAAGTATGACAGCCCTAACTGCTCGCTACACTATTATTTATCAATAGTGTATTATTTTGCTTTGTTTTTGGAGCCAATGGGACGTCCGGGCCGGCCTGGCTGTTTGGGTTGAGGAATTTGTAATCCTGCTGCCACTAGGTGTTGATGTCTTAGTTCAACATTGGTTAACCGGTATTCTCCAGTGATGCTACACTGATAAAACTTGCAGCTTTGACACTGTTTGCTCCAGTGCGGATATGGTGTAATTAGACGTTTGCTGTATACCTTGCGAGGTTTATCCAATTGCCTGTCACACGCTTCGCAACTGGTGCTTAGAGGACGCACTGCTATTAATTCAAGAGGCACTGTGTCGTTGTCTCCGGGCACAACAGGCCCAGGTAAATGTAGCCGTCTAAACACTAATAGTTCAAGTATTTCTTGTGGAAAATCAGTTTGTTTCATAACACTATTTAAAGCATTAAAACAATTACTCCTACAAATGCGGCTATGATAGTTGCAGTTGCACCAATAAGTGCCACTAGGATAGCAGTATTGCCTTTTTTCATGTCGTATTCAATGCGTTCAATTTTATTATCAATTGAATCAAAGCGTTTGTCTATTTTTTCAAACTGCACGTCTATCTCTTCTAACTTTTTATTCACCTGTTCATACCTCAATGCACACAGGTCCACATGAGCTTCAAGGTTTTCCTTCTCAAGTGGAGTACTGGCAATCATTATGCGCTTCTGTTAACACACTTGACGCGAAAGTTGCGTCTGTCTGTAACACCATTGCCGGTAACTACTTTTGCTGTAACCACATAGGTTTTGTTGGCTTGTCCGCTGCTGAGTTGTACATAAGTGTCACTGTCTGAGTCAGTGATACCACTGTCAACTATAACAATTGGAGCAGGATCATTTATTCTTGCTGCTACTGTGTAATCAACAGTTGCAATAGTGTCTCCTGTGTCTAGCCACGTGCTCCAGTCAAAGGTGTAGATCATCACTGCTTCAACATCTTTGTCTATTTCTAATCCTTGATTGGTTTGATAAAAACCAGTTCTATTGTTGCTCATTATAATTCTCCTAGTGTGAATGTTCTTGTTTCTTTATGAATGGTGTGTGTTCTTGTTTCTTTGTCCACTGTGAACACTCTTGACTCTCTTGGTACAACATACACATATCTTGTTGTATCAATAATTGTACCAATCACTGTTTGTGTAAATGCTGCACTAATGCTACTAGTGGTACTTACTAATACACCTGCCGTACACGCTATATTAGCTTCACACACGGGCGAAGCACTTAATTGCTTAGTAAGTGTGCCGGTTGCTGCTAGTGTTGTTTGTGCGCTTGCAGTGCTGCTAGTTTCTGTTGTTTTTGTTGCTGTTGCAGTTTGTGTGATTTCAACTGCTAAGTCAATATCACCTGCACGACTTGCAACTGCTGTGATGCTTGGAGCAAATACTCCGCCTAGTGTTGCACCAGCTTCAACTGCTTTAATACCAGCGACTGTTTGTGTTGTGGTTACATCTAGTGCGGCACTTGTGATTCTTGTAATTTTAGGTGTTGCAGCAAGTGTGGTATTTACTTGACCTTCAAATGTAGTTGTACCTAAGAAAGTAACACCAGTTGCTGTTGCTGCAAATTCACTTGCAAAATCAGCGTTTAATCCTTTTGCACGAATACCTATACTATCTAAGGTTGCAGTTGTGTCTAGGTTTGCTACACTACCTGCTACTAATTCACCATCACAGGTTATAGTTGCTGATGCTGTTAGATTACTTGCAGCAAAGCGTATTCTATCGCCGCTTGCACTTGCTGTTGCAGTTGTGTTTAGGCTTGCACTTGTTGATGCAGTGAATGTTGCAGTTGATGCAAGTGTAGCTGTTAAATCAACATCAACAAAGAAGTCACCTACTTTGCCTGCTGCTGTAAGTGTTGACGCAAATGCTGTTAAGTCACTTGCAAGTTGTTTAACATTGGTTACTTGAGTAACAATCTCAAATACTGGATAGATAGAATCGCTAGTTGCACCTGCAATTGTGTTTACAACTGCGTTTTGAGCGAATGTGCTTGCTAGGCTGGTTGCGCCTTGTTGTATTCTAGTTGCTGTGCTGGTTTGTGCAAACGTGGCATTTAAACTAGCGTCAGCCGTTAGTATCTTGTCTACTGTTGCTGTTGTAGCGAATGCCGTTGCTAGTGTTGCACTAGTGTTAACTACTTTATCAACGTCTGCTGTAATAGTTGCTGTTGTTGTTAAATCTGATTCAATACCAAACGTGCCGCCTAGAGTTGCTGTCAGACTTGCTGCTGTTGCTAAGGTTGCTGCTGCTTCATATGTAAAGTCTTCAGTATTGTCAATTAATAAATCATTTGATGTGTCAAATGTATATAAAAATTTAGTAGTTTCGTGATTATATGGAGTATAAGGCGATGACAATCCTGAAACTTCACTGTTGCCAACTCTATATGTCATACTATCAAAGTATACACCAGGTATAAATCTGTGCGGACTACTAAGGCGCATTTCTGTGTCACCATCACCTAAGGTGCGATTGTAAGCCTTTGAATCACTAGTGGTATATTCAGTAGAACCATTAATTTTATATGTTAGTGTATTGCTTGTTCTGCTTAAACTAATATGATACCAAGTGTCAACAGTAAACAGGAAGCTAGCAGCAAAGCCATTGGCAGTAGATGAATTAAATCCATTTCCTAACACAAGATCCAGCCTAGTATTGTTGCTTCTGAGATTTAACCTAAACATAGGATTAATGTCTATTACTTCGGTATCAAACTGCGAAGCAGCGCCTGTTGGTCCATCAAACCTTATCCATGTTTCAAATACAAAGTCTTGATTTACTGCAACATCTAAAATTGAATTGTTGTTGTTTGTGTTGGCGGCATATAATTGTATGAATCCACTGCTGCTAGTATTCCCGTTGTCTATAAACAACGAGCCACTGCCGGCTTTATAAACACTATTATCAAAACTCCAAAGATTTGTTGTTAGTGAATTATCTACAAGATTTAATGGACGTCCTGTTGGAACACTTGCACCTATAACATACTGTATTGCTCTTGCAGCTAGTGAAGTTGACACACCAAGAGCAGCACTAGTTTCATTTTCAAAGCCACCTTGAATTACACTTGTAAATGCTGTGCTTAGGGTTGCGTCTAGTTGTTTAATTCTTGTTGGATCAGCACTTGCAGTTGCACTTGCGTGTAAGTCTATGCTGCCATTCAAACTTGCTGTTGCTGTAATGCTTGGGCTAAACACACCGCTAAGTGTTGCGTCTAGTTGTTTAATTCTTAGTGGGTTGGTAGTCTGCTCAAAAGAAATCGCTAGTGAACTTGATGTGCTTCTTGTTCTACTAACGATTGGTGTGGCTGCAAATGTCGCAGCGAGTGCCATTGCTGTGTCGCGAATCCTTGCGCTTTGTAGACTTAGATTAACAATGTTGTCAAGTGTAACGTCTGTGGCTCTTGTTCTCTCAAAGTCAGCTGCAAATGCTGTTTGTAGCGCCATGTCAATTGAGCCATTGCGACTTGCAACTGCTAGGATATTTGGAGCGAACACACCATTGAATGTTGCACTGCCTTGTTGAACTCGTCCTGCAACTGTTGCAACTGCAATTGCTACTGCTAAAACAGCTTCTGCTTCATGAACAACACCGTCACTGATATAACCTTCTGCAATGTAGTCATCAAGATAATAACCAGTTGTGTCTACTTGTGTAAGTTCACAAGCAACTGATGTGCTAACACTTAGTGCTGCACTGGCTTCTGCAACAACAGCAAAGTAATTGTCGTCTAAATAACCATCTACAAAATATAATTGATCTGCCATTGGTTATTCCTTATGATATCTGATATCTTATAATAACAGCACCACTTTTTCCGTCGCCGCCAATAGTTGTGTTATATAAACCGTCAGATCCGCTACCAAAACTAGTTGAATCTGCACTAGTACTTCTACCGCCGTTGCCGCCTTCTGCTATAATTAAACTTGCAGGAATTAAATTACTGGACCTTAAAGTAAGAGTATTTCCAGAGCCAATAAAACTTGTAAGATTATATCCTGGGCCGCCTGTGCCGTTGGTAGAAGTAGGGTTTGACGAACTAAACGCATTTAAACCATTGCCGGTTGCGCCTGCGCCTCCGCCACCTGCATCCCAACTGTTGTATCCTGAATAATCAAAACCTGTTCCGCCTGAGTAGCCGTTGCCGCTATTGCCACCTGTTTGAGCAGCGTAAGTTGCAATTGGATCTACAGATTTACCGCCAATTGCTGTATATCCAAACGCACTTGTAGTTCCACCGTCGCTTATAGTAGCCGTTTGAGTTCCACCCGTTGCACCTGTGCCAGCAGTAATAGTATAAGATTGACCAGATACACTTACTCCTGAATTTAACAATACTTTTCCAGCTCCGCCCCCAGCTTGTAAAGTAAATTGTCCACCAAGTCCTCCACCGCCTCCGCCAATTAACATAACATCTACAGTGCCGGCGCCGCTTGCTACAAAATCATCAGTGGATTCACTGTCAAACACATGGAAACGGTAACCAGTGCCATCCACTGTTAACTCTGTAGTATATCCCCCAGTTGCAAAAGGATCAACATTATCATCTACAAATGTAGTTGAGCCGTCTGCGCCGTCTGCGTGAACTAGCAATAGTGTGTTTGCGTCATTAGCAAAGTTTGGTGGTGGTGTGAAGTTAGCAGTGTATCTTGCAGTGTTAGATACACGGAATTCGTCAATATTTCCCTTTGTTGTATATCCTGATGAAAAGTAAGCACCAATGGCAATTGCTGACAAGTTGTAGTTATAAGCATCTGCTTCAGAAAAGATTGAAGTTCCGTTAATGTAAAGTTTAGTAGTTCCTGAACTTCTGACTAATGCTATATGTTGCCAAGTATTGATATTTGTTGAAGCGGTAGCGGTGTTGCCGCCGCCTCCTGAATAGATAATCCATTGCGAACTTCCATTAGTTGCAACTGCCATTGCAGCGGTGCCTTCTCCACTTCCTAATACTGTTGGAGATAATTGAAAAATTCCTCTATTACCAACATCTGTTAGTCGCGCCCAGCATTCAATTGTAACATCGCCTGTTCCAATGTCTGAACCTCCAATTAAATTAGAAGCACTTAAATAATCGCCAACGCCGTCTAGTAAAAGACTTGCTCCACCAAACTTAGATTGTGCTGTGTCTACTTGTGCATTACCGTTTGCTGTTAGTGTAACTGCTGTTCTGCCAGCGGCTGCTACGGCTGCTTGGTATGCTAGTAAACTTAATCTGCTTGCTCCTAATGGCATACTTTACTCCTTAAGCCTGAAAGTCTGTTGCAATTGAAGTCCAGTATGTTGTACCATCATAAAAGATGCTTACAATACTCTTTGTGGTTAGTGTTTTGTTGCCGCCTGCGAATACATATGAGCCTCCGCCTGTAGCTGTGCCTGTGCCGCTGACTACTAGTGTGATTGATTGTCCAGCTGTTTCATTATTAAATGATGGGAGATTCAAGTTAGTGCTAATTGTAACAGTTTGAACATTTCCGTTTGCTGGATTTAGTGTAGGATTGTCTGTGCTTCCCAAACTGTGAATTGTTTCTGTATATTCTTTTAGTTCAATATCGCTAAGTTCAAAGCCGCCGCCGTTTAGGTCCTGTGTTAAAAAACTTGGTGCTGGAGCATCCATAGCCATCCACACACCAGTTGCATTATCCCAACTTAATACTTGCCCATTTGATGGTGCTGGGATTGAACTAACGTCACTTAAATCGCTAAGACTTTCGCCTGTAATGTCTTCTAATTTGTCGTTGTTAAGGTTAGTGAAGTTGTCATCACCTTCCTGAAAGGTCAACGCTGAACCTTTTACATTTCTTAGTGTTATTGTAGACATATCAATCTCCTTAAAGTAAGATTAGGGTGTTGATAACACTACCAACACCCTAACAATTGCTATTAGTCTAGGCTAATAGTCAGGTTGCCAGTTGAAATTTGGAAAGTATCTCCAGTTTCAATGGTCTTACTTGTGGTTACTGCACCATGGAACAATAGGTTGCCTGCTGAAGAAGCATCATACAACGAAATGTGTGTAATAGTACCCCAGTTGCCTGTAGCTGCATCAAACGTAATTGTTGCGTCTGTTGAAGCTGAGCCACTTGCTGCTGCTGCAAAACTTGCTACTTTGCGAGTATAACCGTTGCCAGTTATTTCGTTTGCACCTGAGTTGTCGTCTGCTGGGCTACCTGTGTGTAAGCCAACATAAACACCTGCTGGTGCTGTGTATGGTGTTGTTGCTAGAGCGTGGTCTAGTAATTTTAGTTCTAAATAATCTGAAGCTGCCGCCATTTTAATTCTCCTTTAAAGATATGTCTGCGATTGTTTTCACGAAAGCAGACATTGTCTGCTATTGTTATTTATATGAAAACCTAATAAAACCCTAAAAAAAGGCTAAAAAAGTTTACCAATAACCATTGAAGGTTGATATAGTGCCTGTTAGTAGTGTATCACCACCACTTGGGGGCGGATCAA